TGCTGGGAGTTGCTGGTGTATTTGGAGGGAGTCTTTTCAGTGCTATGCATGGTAGCCTGGTCACGTCTTCTTTGGTCCGTGAAACGACTGAGGATGTGAGCCAGAACTATGGATACAAGTTTGGACAGGAAGAAGAAACCTATAACATTGTCGCCGCCCATGGCTACTTCGGACGACTTATTTTCCAGTACGCATCCTTTAACAATAGCCGTAGCCTTCACTTTTTTCTGGCTGCTTGGCCTGTTGTCGGTATTTGGTTTGCTGCTCTGGGTGTGTCTACAATGGCTTTTAATCTTAACGGTTTCAATTTTAACCAGTCCCTACTGGATAGTCAGGGGCGTGTTGTGCGTACTTGGGCTGACATCCTTAACCAAGCTAACCTTGGATTTGAAGTCATGCACGAACGTAATGCTCACAACTTTCCGCTAGACCTTGCTGCTGCAGACGTAACTCCTGTTGCTCTTACTGCACCTGCTGTAGGCTAATCTCCGTCCGTTCATCCCTCACAAGGGACGCATGAAGCTTGATCATGGAACGGGGGTCAAGCACTTGGAGATTTATCATGACTGCTCAAGTCACCTACAAGTATCGCGGCGTTTCTTACACTAAAATCATTAACCGATGATTAACACATTTGGTCCTCCTGCCCATCCGGTAGGACGACCCAAACCTAAACCGCCTAAGAAATAGGTGGTGGGAGTCAGGCACCTCAGAGTCGGACCTGGCTCCTCTTGGCGTTGGCCCTTACGAGGACACCCTTCGCCGTCTAGACGGTGGGATAGACCACAATAAAAACTGAATAACTCTGAACGTTCAGAGAGTTGATAATACACTTCTCTCTTTAAAAAAATGGCACAACAATCAGGCACTACTGTTGCCTCTCTTAATGCACAACTTTCTCGTCCGGGTGCTGATAACTTCGGTACGGACGAGCGTGCCCTATACCTCAAGCTGTTTAGCGGCGAGATGTTTAAGGGTTTCCAGAACAATACGATCGCTCGTGACCTTGTGATGAAGCGGACTCTGCGTAACGGCAAGAGTCTCCAGTTCATCTTCACCGGTCGGACCGAAGCTGAGTACCACACCCCTGGTCGCAGCATCCTGGGTAATGACCTGGGTGCACCTCCGGTGGCTGAGAAGACTATCACCTGTGATGATCTTCTGATTAGCTCCGCTTTCGTGTACGAATTGGATGAAGTCCTTTCTCATTACGATCTGCGTAGCGAGATTTCTCGCAAGATTGGTTATGCTCTCGCAGAAAAGTATGACCGTCTGATCTTCCGTGCTATCACCCGTGGTGCACGTCAGGCTTCTCCTGTTCAAGGTGATGCTACCAACAGCATGGAAGAGCCCGGTGGTACTCAGATTCGCGTGGGTAGCAATGCTCAGGCTTCTGATGCTTTCAATACCACTGCTCTTGTGGATGCGTTCTATAACGCTGCTGCTGCTCTTGACGAAAAGGGTGTCAGCTCTGACGGACGGGTCGCCGTATTGTCTCCTCGTCAGTACTACGAACTGATCCGCGATGTGGATACCAATGCTCTGATCAACCGCGATGTCCGTGGTGATGCGCTGCAAAGCGGCAAGGGCATCATGTCCATCGCCGGTATCGAAATCTACAAGTCGATGAACATTCCGTTCTTCGGCAACTACGGTGCAAAGTATGGCGGTACCGCTGGTGCTACCAACCCTGCAACTGCTGATCCTGGCAACCGTGGTGATTTCGTTGGCGTGCAGATGGAAGACGCTGAAGACACCGATACCGGTATTCAAAACGATTACGGTGCTGGTGGTGCTGATGCTGATACCAACTTTGCTAACAGCTGCGGTCTGATCTTCCAGCGCGAAGCTGCTGGTTGTGTTGAAGCTATCGGTCCTCAGGTGCAAGTCACCAGTGGCGATGCTTCCATCATCTACCAAGGCGATGTGATCGTTGGTCGCATGGCTATGGGCGCTGATTACCTGAACCCTGCTGCAGCTGTTGAGCTGTATGCTGGTACCGGTACTGCACCTGCTGCATTCTGATACAATTTGTTTGTTTTACGGGAGCTCCTTCGGGGGCTCCTTTTTTTTATTTTGTGATAGGTACTCATGGCTGTTACCACTTATGCTGCGTCTACCGAACTAGATGCTGTTAACCAAATACTTAGCTCAGTGGGACAGGCACCTGTCACCACACTTGACTTGCAAAACCCTGAAGTCGCCATTGTACTTACTACCTTGCGTGAAGTAAATAGGCAAGTACAATCGGAAGGCTGGCACTTCAATGTTGAGCCCCACTATACCTTCACCCCTGATTCAGATACCAAAGAGATTGCATTTCCTACAAACGTTTTGCAGCTCGACACTAGCAAAGATACTCATCGTGATGCTTATAATCCTATTCGTAGGAACGGTAAGTTTTACGATAAACTTAAGCACACTTACAAGTGGGACGAGAGTATCACTGCTGATGTAACTTGGTTGTTTGAATTTGATGATATTCCCCCTGCTATTCAAATCTACATTACTGCAAGAGCCGCACGTCTAGCCGCTAACAAGCTGGTAGGCGATGCTAACTTGTCCCAACTTTTACAAGAACAAGAATTTCAAACCCGTGCTGCAGCAATAGAGTACGACTGTAATCAAGGTGATTATAGTGTCTTTGGCTGGCGTGACGGTGAGAATTACTACAATAACTTCCAACCGTTCCATGCATTGATCAGATGAGTACACTGACCCAAAGGATCCCAACCCTTCTGCTTGGCATTTCTCAACAACCCGACAACCTTAAATTTCCTGGTCAGGTAGTAGACGCTAAAAACGTTTTTCCTGACTACGCTTTGGGGATGCTGAAGCGACCTGGCGGTAAGCACGTAGCTAATCTTAAAGATGCTACTACTTCTGGCAAGTGGTTTTCAATCCTTAGGGATGATCAGGAAAAATATGTAGCTCAATATGATGACAACATCTTCCGTATCTGGAGTATTCTAGATGGACAGCCACGCGCTGTTGACATGGGTGATAACACTGGTGTACAGACGGAGTGTGTCATTGCTGACCTGAGATCTAAACTATCTGATTATCGTACAGCTCTTAATACTGTAAGTGATGAACTAGAAGATCTGAATGAGTTTGGCGCTACATACGCTGAAACTGATGATGGACAGACTGGTGTAAAAAGTTCTCTTTTTGCTGTCAGTACTGATTACGATACTAATTATGAACAGACGCTTACCTCTGGTGTTCGGTATGACGGCACTAGGTATCGTGTCCTGAATGCAGGAACTGTCGTTGGTACTTATGATAGCACCGATGATTTTCCAGATGAGTATGAGCTTGGTCTAGAGCGTACAGATGACTACCCGTTTATTAAACGAACTGGTGTACGCCTGTATGAGTTGATTCAAACAGCAGATGCAGTTAACACTCAAGCTGAGTTAGATACTGCTACTACTAACCTCAACACGGCTCAAACTGATTACAACACTGCTATCACTACTCGAAACACTGAAGAAGGTGAGTATGATACTGAGGTAACTAACTGTCAGATCTCTGATTCTGAGCAGCCTACTAACGCTTACCTGCGTGGTGCTGAACCAGAAGACATTGAACTCCTGACTATTAATGACTATACCTTTGTTTTGAATAAAGCAAAGACAACTGCTATGAAGGCAACCACCAGCGCTGCCTTGCTAAACAAAGCATTTGTTGTTATCAGTATTGTTGCCTACCACGCTAATTATACCGTAAACATTGACGGTACTGATTATACTTATGCAACCCCTAAAGATACTTCATCTAATGCTGTTGACGCCGGGACGATTGTTGCTAATCTTGTTACTACTATTAATAATGCTACCAGTACTCACGGAGTAACTGCGTCAGCCGCCGGTCCAGGTATCTACCTTAGCAGTAACAGTGCTTTTGAAGTATCTACAGTAGGCTCTGGTGCTGAAGAAGGTATCTATGTTTTCCAAGATGAAATTAATGTAAGTGGTCGTCTGCCTAACCAATGTCGGAATGGCTACATCGTCAAGGTCTACAACTCCGATATTATTGATGCTGATGATATGTGGGTAGAGTTCCACACTCAGGATGATGCTACGGCTGGTCCAGGTGTGTGGGAAGAGACTACTGCTCCAGGTATTCAATTTGAAATTGATGAGCTAACCATGCCTCATCAACTTGTCCGTAATGCTGATGGATCATTTACTTACAGCGCTATTGATTGGACTGATAGACTTGTCGGTGATAACACGACTAACCCTATCCCTAGCTTCATTGGTCAGACGATAAGCAACCTGTTCTTCTATCGTAACAGGCTTGGTTTCCTGTCTAACGAGAATATTATTCTCAGCAAAGCAGGTGATTACTTTAATTTCTTTGCTGGCTCAGCCCGTTTAGTTGCAGCTGATGATCCTATTGACATCTCAGCTACCTCTCAAACGCCTGTTAACCTGACTTATGTTCAGACCGTTAGCGTCGGTCTTGTGCTGTTTGGACAGAATGAACAGTTCTTGCTATCTACGGATGCAGACGTTCTGAGTCCTACTACAGCTAAGATCAACACCCTTAGTAAATTTGAGTGTGATCTAGATCTAGATGCTGTCTCGCTTGGTACTACGCTAGCGTTTGTATCTAAGACACAGCTGTGGTCACGTGTATACGAACTTGGTAACATTCAGAAGGAAGCACCTGCTGATTCCTATGAAATTACTAACAACGTTTCCGAACTGATCCCATCTACTATCAACACATTCATCTCTTCTCCTGCCTTAGGTATTATCTCCTTTGGTCAGACTGGGACGAGCACTCTTTATCAATACCGTTTCTATCAAGTTAATAACCAACGGAAAGCTAATACTTGGTACAAGTGGGAGCTGACTGGTAAGTTGCTAGAGCAGGTATTTGATGAATCTACGTTCTACACTGTCTGCTATGACGGTAGTAATGTATTTGTTCAGTCCTATGATTTGACTCAATCCAGTGAAGAAGGTTTCCTAACCCTACCTACTGGTGAAAAGACAGATGTTTGTCTGGATATGTTCTCCGTTAACCCACTTCGTACTTACGATGCTACTAACGAAGAGACTGACATCTTCCTACCATTCAACCACATTACAGGTAAGACCTTAAGTGTGGTTATTCTTGGTGGATACATCGGACAAACTGTCACAGCAGAGCAGTCTATTGGTGCAGTTATTAACATCCCCAGTGCTGACGTGCAAACAGATTCTGACGGTAACAACTTTGTCAGTATTGACGATGACTATCGTGGACGTAACCTGATTATTGGTTACCTGTACGATATGGAAATCGAGCTACCTAAACTGTTTGTTGGTCAATCTGAGGGTCAAAATAGCTACACTACTGACTCCACAGCTGATCTAATTATTCACCGAATCCGGGTTAACCTTGGTCTTAGCGGACCTGTTACTTACACTGTTGATATTACTGGTAAGGATGAGTGGGAGAACGTAGTTAACGTTACGTTGCCTAACTCTTATACCTTAGGTAATGTAAACCTATCCGCTACGTCTGAACACGTTGTTCCTATTTTCCAACGTAATAAAAACACTAAGATCACCATCAAAGGTGACTCCGCTTTCCCAGTCAGTGTTAACAACTTGACGTGGGAAGGTAACTATAACACCCGATTCTATCGTAGAGCCTAATGCCTGTTTCCACCCCTAGTTTTACAGTCAGACCTGCTACTATTGACGACATACCTGCTGTACTTGACAACTTGTTAGACAATAGTTTAGAAGATCTACTACGATACAACCTTAATCCAGTGGTTAGCCTTGCTATGGACTTATCCAATAGTGAGGCTTATCTGGCTATAACAGAAGACGGCAAACCAGCAGCACTGTTTGGGTTTGAGTCTGACTGCTTCTGGATGCATATGTGCAGAGGCATGGAAGAGCATCCAGTGGCGTTTATGAAGTTTGCTAAACGTTGGTTTAACAACCGTAAGCCAAAATTTCTTTGGAATCACACTGGTATTGAGTACACTCAAGCTATTAAAATGGCTAAGTTTTTTGGCTTTAAAATTTTAAGGGTATTTCCTAGTACTCTGACTAACACTTATCTCGTTGAAATGGCAAACGTATGGACTACTTAAGCGCAGGTCTGGGTATTATGAGCATGGCTGGCTCCATTATGGGAGCCCAGTCAAAGGCTGCACAACAAGCAGCATCGCTTGAATACTCTAACACTTTAAACAGGCGTAAAACAGACATTATTAATAAGTACCGTCAGCGTGCTTATGAAAAAAGAGTTGACCGTGTACGGGACCAACTACAGGAAAACTTCTCTGCAGCTAATGCTTCGTGGCAAACTGAGCAAGCACGCTTCATCGAGCAGATGCTTGGTTTTAGTTTTCAACAAGCTGATATGACTAAACAGCTCCTGGAAGCTGAGGGTTATGCTGCAGCAACTGAAACGTATGGTAAAAGCGCAGAACGTGCTGCTGCTATTCAAACCTTGGGTGACTACGGTCGCAGTAATGCAAGGTTCTTGGAAAGCGTAGCAAGTGCTGCACGTCAGTCTGGACGCAACATGGCACAGATTAGTGGTCAGATGCAACAGGCAGATATGAATGCCATCGGTACGGTGTACGAAGCACCAATGATGGAGATGGCAGTTGCTAAGTACCAACCTAAGTCTGGTGGTCTTAACTCTGCTCTTACTATTATGAACGGCGTCACTGCTGGTCTGAATACTGCATTCCAGGCAGACAAGATGTTCGATTTCTCAAAACCCTAAGGGAGTTTAAAATTGGCAGCACCAAAAATTAGTCAGTATCAGTTTCAAGGGTTTACGAACCAAACTGAATACAACCCATTGCAACTGCCTGATCCTAGCCGACTTGCTGAATCTAACATTGCAGCACTGAAGGACATGTTCCGTCAGCAGGAACAGGAAGGCGTTAAGCAATTTTTAGATGATGACAACTTTGCAAAAATTGCAAAATTCATTCCATCCGCAACAAAAGCTATTCTCCAAACTGGTGAATATGTAAAAGGTGTTCAAGAATCTTGGGCAGAAGAACAGTACTATCAGAACGAAGAAGCTCGTCTGTTCCAAGAAAAACAGTACGAAGACGATATTGAAAAACCTGGTGAAGAAGCTCACCGTGACGAAGTAGACGCTGCTATGCAAGTTGCTGCTCAAGGCGGCGACATGAGTCACGTAGAGTTCATACAGAATTTATCTGGACATGCTTATCGTAAATACTCTGAATTGTATTTAGGTTCTCTTGGAGAATCTTACGATCCTTGGATGGAAACGGAGTTGGTGCAGAATGACGGGATGATTGATCTTCCCGGCGGTCCTGTCAAAATCAACGATCCTGATCACACTCCACAGATTCGCCGTGCAGTTCGTTCACACCTTCGTCAAGAGTTCTTTAAACAAAAAGGTCTTAACCTAGCACACCCTGGTGCTAAGTCTAAGTTTACTTACAGAGGTATTGATAAGGTTGAGGCTACCCGCGATAAAGAGTTTACTAAACAGTATAACATCAATCGTAGTTACGAAGTCCAACGCGGTGCTGAAAGCCTGCTACTCGAAGGTCGGATTCAGGAAGCTCTCAACACTGTGATGCCTACCTATAACGATAAAGGTCAGCGTCTAGGTGCTGCTGGTGGTTTAGATTGGCTTCAAGATACTGTAGAGTCCATGGCAGCAGCTGGTATGAATACCAATAAAGTCATGCTGGACATCTATAACATGCCGATTGATGAGAAACGTGCTGGTAAAAAGGGTGTCGTTTTTGGAGAGTTTAATGCCCGTCGGTTTAATGAAATGGCTACGGCTGTACGCAAAAAAACCAACGAGTATTACACTCAAATTAAAAAGGATGGTGAGAACCAAGTCATTGCTGCTTTTATGAAGATTAACGCTATGCCTTATGGTGAGCGTACTCAAGCGTTTTACAACCAAGCAGCTAAGGAACTTACCGAACTTCGTGATCGAGTAGCATTTGATATGTCTGATGAAGCCGCTGGTATCGCCCGTATCAAAGAAATGGCTAACACCCACAGTATTAGTGGTGCTGCTCTTAATGACTTGCGTGAAGACTTAGACCAAAAGTTAGCAGCAAATGTTGCTACTGCGGATCATCCTTACTTCCTGACTCAACTTGGAATGAAGGATGCTGAGCGTCTGGAGGCAGTTAAAGACCAGGCTCCGTACCAGGAAGATGGTATGAAAGAGGGTATGGTCGAAATCAAGTCACACGTTTCAGGTAATGACGAAGCTAAAATCCAGATTAAACTGGATGGAACTTTGGCAGAAACTTACAACTCGCTTGCTGCTGACCTTCAACGTGATTACCAGAGTGCTTACGTTGCATTCCGTGGTCAAGGTATGAACCAAGAGGAAGCTAAGAAAGCGGCTCTTACTGCTGTTAAAGATCAGTTTGCAGCAGATAAAAAAGATAAAGAGTCTACTTACTACACGCCGGATAACGGTAAGACCTTCCCTAACTACTACAAATTTAAACTGTCTTCTGATCCAGAGTTCCGTAAAGATGTCCGTTGGCATACCAATGCCATCGCTGAGAACATTATTAGTGCGCCTGGTGGATGGAAACGTGCACTGCTAGAGAATGCCTATCTTGGTGGTAACCTGGATGAGATCCAAGCAGAAGTAGCTCAAGCTAATACGACTGGACGTGCTTCAGATCGTATCCAAGCTATTTGGGCTGGGATGAATGAGAAGGCAGGTAAAACTATTATGCCTACTCCTATGCACCTCCTAGCTTATCTCGCCCAAGGGCATGGTTTGACTGAAGGAACACAGTTCCTGACTAAGGTTTCCCAGAACTTCAATAAGATTAGTCCTGAAGGTCAACGTGATCTTCAAGAGATCTTTATGGGTAACCGTCCTAATATTGAGAGTCACCTTCGTAGTTCTTATACTACGCCTAGGGGTATCTTTAAAACTGAAGTAGCACAACTACCTACTGTTGAAACCGTACCTAGCGCAAAGGCACGTACTGTTAAATTTGCTCAAACTCTATTAGATAGTAACAACACTATTATTCCTGGCGTCTCTTTTAAACCTTGGCAGCATAGTCAATTTAACATTGATAGCGGTTACGTTGAAGCAGGTGGTCAGCGCGTAATGCAACGTAGTTATAACAGTCGTCATCATCACGATGAAGCTCTTGACTACCCACTAAGCCACAACAGTGCAGCTAATCTTGATAAACTTTACGCTTACTTAAATGCTAATAAAGAGAAGCTTGGTATTGCAGAACTTCTTTGGCGGTCCGCCGGTCACCATGATCACCTACACGTAGGGTTTAAATAATGGAAAATCTTAACTACGAAGGTATCGACCTTATTGGCGAAGACCAATTAGAAGAGGCTGCTGAAAATCCTGTAAACACACAGGTAGCTAAACCTGCAGAACAGCTCTCAGAGGCTCCTCCTGAGTCCCCTGAGCAGCCCCGAACAGCTGGTGAGGTACCAGTATCCCAAGACAACCCTACACACCCCTTAAAGGTCAATAGACAAGAGGGTATCCTTGATACTATTTTTGATGCATTGGCTGCACCAGGGCAAGGTCTTAACGACTATGTAATTGACGAACTGAATAAGATCCCTGGTCTTAATCTTCGTAAAGCCCCACGAGCTGAGAGTGAGGCTATCAACGCTATCCGTGACATCGGTGGTGTTGTTATGCCTTTCATTGGTTTGCGTAAAGCAACTGGTGGTGCTATTAAGGCTAAGGTTACTCCTAAGCTTCCCCCTCGTGCTCAACGTAGCAAAGCTCTAAAGCTTTTGGGTGAAACCGGTTTGGACCTGGGTCTTGGTGCCTATGTCGATATGACTGTCGAACAGAACAAGTATAACGACAACCTTGAAGCTAGTCTGAAAAAGAATTGGCCAAAGTTCTGGTCGTTTATTCCTTCTGACTGGGCAACTCTTTCTACTGACTCTCCTGACGTTAAGCAGAAGAAGAACGCTATGACTGGTATGCGTATGGGCGTACTGACTAGCAGCTTGGAAGGACTTATTCGTTTCCACAACGCTCTTCGTAATACCAGTTCGTTTACCAAATACTTCTTCAAAAACAAAGCAGCTGCTAAAAACCTACAGCAGCCAGTGGAAGAAGTAGATGATGTCGTTGATGTCGTGGCTGATAGCCTGGCTAAGCGTGAAGAAGCTTTGGACGAGGTTGGACAACTCAACCTGTTTAACCAGCAAGACATGACTAACCCTGTTCTTGGTGTTGATGATGTATTCAACGCTGGACAGTCTGCTGTGCGTGATGTAGACGACATGGGTGTGTTTGCTGCTTCTGTGGATAACTGGCGCATCATGAATAATGATGGCACCGTCCACGGTCGTCTGGCTAACATGACCTCTGAAGCTGCTCTGGAGTATGGCACTGACATTGCCCAGATGTCCCAGCGTAGTCTTGTTAAAGGTATTGCTAAACAACTTAGTGATGTTGGTGACTTTGATGTTCTTACTCCTAGTGGTAAGAGCCTAAGTTCTACTGACCAACTGGCTAAAGCTGGTGATAAACTGGCTGAAATTGTTATTGATCCGTTGGCTGAGCCTGGCTTTGTCCGTGCTCTGTTTGATGAAATCAGTGCTGTTGCACCTAAGGTCAAGGATCGTGCAGCTAAGAAAGCACTTCAATTCTATAAAGATGAGGTTGCTAACCTAGACGTTCAACGTGCATCTGCTTATCTTTCTACTTCTCTTGCTGGTCAAGTCTCTGACTTTGCTGAAGCAATGAAGCACATGGATGATCCTGAAGCTATTGCACGTGCACAACATCAGATCTTCAATCGTATGGAGTTCCTGATGGCTGAGGTTAACGCTTCCCGTAAGCTGAACCGTCAGGCTAATGCTTACGTCAAAGGTGTTGCTGCTGGTACTATTCGTCCAGACATGGCAGAAGAGGCTGTGGACTCCGCTATGGAGGTCATGTCTAAGTCTGCACAAGAGGCTAAGGAAACTGTTGGACGCCTGCGTGATATTGCTAAGGAGAATCCGCTGTACCTGAAGCCTATGATTGAGGCAATGGAGCTGGCAGATGGTAACGTTCAGTCGTTGCAGGATCTCTTTAACTACTTCCAACAAAGCACCTCTGCTATTCACAAAGGTCTGATTGACGGTCAACCTGAGATCAGGAATGAAATCGTAGAAGGTGTGTACGGTATGCTCCGTAACGCCATGCTTGGTGC